TTCAATACAGCAAAGTTAGCCGCTGTCGCACTTGTCAGCGTAGGTACGTCTGTCATACTGTCGTATGTAGTACCTGCTGTTAGAGATATGTTATTTGTAGTCCAGTTATTACCGTTACCAGATGTGTCATATCCTAGTGTTGTTGTAGACGCATTATTACTAAAGTTCAGATAGAACCCGTTAGTACCATATGTACCTGTGTACTTTATAGGTTGCCATACACCTGTTGTAGCGTTATATGCCCCAAACGATGTAGGTGTTAATGTTTGACCGCCAACAAAATTTGTTTCAGTAAAGTAACCATCAAAATAAATAGAGTTTGAATTTGAAACGCCAAGGTTGTGGTTAACTGCTGAATTAAAATAAGTCCAAGAAGTATAACTAGCCCTTGCATCTGTTGCCCATGACGTTACTTCAGAACCATTTATATAAACTCTGCAACGCAATGCTGCTGTTGCATTTCCCATATCAGATGCAACAACGATGTGATACCAAGAAGAAGGGTCACGATAGACCGCATTGCTTGAAAGCAAAATAGAACCGTTTATAGCAATATTAAATTGATTGTTTGCATTGAAATATATTCCTTCTCCACCAACATAATTTGGAGAAAATATATATGCAACCGTTCCAAATGTTCCTCGCTTAATCCAAGTACTCCAAGTCCATTGTGTGGCACTTCCAGTTGCAAAAGTCCTATTTAAATAAGCAGAAGCAGACGAGCGTAGACGAACACTACGGTTGATGTTATAACCACCCGCATTGTTGGTAAAGAATAAATCTTTAGATGCAAACATTATTGGAACGCCTGTACATAGTTACCGTACCAATTAGTACCGTCACTAAAGAATGCCAATATGTCCCATCTACTTGCTGTTGTAGTAAGTGTGGGGGCGGTATTTGAAGGCCACTTTACACTTGTAAATGTACCTGTAAATGAACCTGCACCAGAGTTAACTTCCAGAATAAAAGATTTACCTGCTCCAACACTTGGCATGGTAAACGTACAGTTACCCGTCATAGTAACTGTTTGATATGTTCCATTAGCCAAAGATATCGTTACCGCAGTACTTGAATTTCCTATTGCGTACAGAGTTTCTGTGTAGTTGGTAACAGTTGGGTTTGTTAAAGTTTTACTTGTTAAAGTTTGCGCCGACCCTAAATTAACCAAGGTATCTGTTGCCGCAGGGAACGTATAAGAATACGCGCCTGAAACAACAAAAGTAGAACCATAATTACCTGAAATAGTAATTGTGCTTGCTGCATTGTTTGCTACTCCTGTACCACCATTACTAGCGGAAAGAGTTCCTGTTACGCCTGTACTTAATGGAAGTCCAGTAGCATTGGTTAATGTAACGCTAGTAGGAGTTCCAAGAACTGGCGTTACTAATGTTGGAGATGTATTTAATACAACATTGCCAGTTCCAGTAGAAGTTGTAACACCTGTACCGCCATTAGCTACGTTTAAAGTTCCTGCAACAGTTACAGCACCTTGCGTTGCCGAACTAGGTGTAAGACCTGTTGTACCAAAACTGATTGAATTTTGTGCAGCCCCTTTAGTGGCTAAAACTTGTACCGTACCTGTGTTGTCCTTATAGAACAATTTACCATCGGTATAGTTCAGCGCCAACTCAGCGCCAGTTGTACCGCTCGTCAAATTTGACGCAGAAGGCACATTAGTGGTTGTTCCGCTAGCGTAGATGAGTATGGGCGTATAGCCTGTCTGAGCCATGTTAAATCCTTTGCGCTATTATAACTATAAACATTAGAATCCTCCGCCCGCCACGTTACCCCAAGTTGGCGCAGAAGCTGACCCCTGAGTAATCATCACTTGACCCGCTGTGCCGAAACCCGTTGTTCCTGAACCCGTGCCTGCTGCAAGGTTTGTATTTAGCCCGATTGCACCAGAGTTATTAATAACGTGAGCACTTAAACCTGAATTAAAAGTGAAATAACTTTTATTTGCAGTTCCTGCTCCATAAGCTATATCGCCATTATGGGCAGAAAAGTAAACGCCATTATTAATACTGAAAAAGTCAACAGGAACCCCTGCACCTGAATAGCCTGAAGAGTTCATCCCGAACTCACCGTAATAGCTAGAATCCGTTCCTAAATCATTGCTGAGAACGTAATTGGTCGAAGCGCCCGCAGTACTGCTGCTGTTTTGAATAACTGTCTGTAAATAGCTTCCCGCAACATTCGCACCCGAAGTGAAGCCTGAATTGCTTGCATTAAACGTCAGATTAGGCGTTGTGCTTATTGTTGAAGTAACCGATAAGGTCGGAGAATATAGAGTCGTGCCTGTAAATGTAAAACTAGAATTAGAAGCAAATGCCCCTGTTCCATTACCGTATGGTATATAACCTGCAGTTAGCGTCGTAATTCCTGTTCCACCTGATGCTACAGGTAATGTGCCTGTTGTTAATGCAGATGTTGATGTGGCATATACTGCACCACCAGAAGTAAATGAGGTTAAGCCAGTACCTCCTGAGCCTGAAGGTAAAGTACCTGTTGTTAATGCAGATGAGGATGTAGCATATACTGCACCACCTGAAGTAAATGAAGTTAAGCCAGTACCGCCATTAGTCGTGGCTAATGTCCCTGCAACAACGACTGACCCTGTTGTGGGTGTATTAGGCGTTAACCCCGTTGTTCCAAAACTAATGGATGTGATTTCACCTGTATTACTGCTTGCGGCTGTAATCTGACCTTGCGCATTAACAGTAATTGTTGGAAATGTATATGTCCCTGCACTTACGCCTGTGTTTGAAATAGATAATGTATATGGGTTTCCTGCACCTCCATCAGTTCCTGTAAGACCTGTTGAAACTGCAATATATCTTGAACCAGGCAGTGTAGAAGACTGATTGCCTATTGTTAAAAATGTTTGAGTAAATGTAAATGTTGCCGAAAAACCAGATATAGGCGTCTGAACGGTTTGACCATTTTGAACAAGTGGCACCAGCTCCGCACCTGTCAGTGTTGAAGCAGCTGGTAATTGAGATATTCTTATGTTTGCCATATTAAGGACTCAAATTGTCTAAGTTACCATCAAGAGGGTTCTGAGAAGTCTCAGGTGCAATACCCCACTCACCTGCAGTGGATGGCAAACTTGGGTCTTGTGACGGGCTGTTCACTATATTTGGATCAGTAGTAATTGCATCCTGATTCTCACCGACATCTGCGTCAGGTCTAGGAAAGCGTATTGATATTTTTTCAGGCTGTCGAGCTGGTAATCTATAAGGATCACGCTCATCATTGCAACCTTCATTGCATACTCTAAGCCCGGGTATATTTCTGTCTTCGCTTATATCGCTATAAGCACGTTTCATTTTACAACGATCGCAGATCGCGATTGATAAAACTGTGTTTCCTCTTGTATCTAACCATTTACTCATTTTGTATATGGTGAAATATTAGGGGCAAAATAAATCGGTGACTTGTCTCTTTCTTCTTGTTCAGCTTGTAGCCATGTTTCTGCAGCTTCTTGCTTTACAATTCCATATCTTGTTGGGTCTACATTAGGGAGTTCAAGCCCCATTTGTTGAGCCAGCATATTCTGAATGGCCAGATACCATCTCTGTGGGATTTCTAATGAACCTGATAAAGCGCCTACATCTTGTACATATCTAGCACACCAAGCCACAATCTGTGGTGCATAATTTTGAGGTGCAGGCCACAAATACATAGATGGCTGAGGAATAGTTCTATCAAACCAGTACTGTAATGGTCTATAACTTGTAAAATTTTTATTTGGCAGATTGGTGTAATCATCTCGATTTAACCTTGCCAAAGGTATCTCTGTTGCATTTGAACCAAAAACTACCTGGTAAACACCCATGTTGATGCCAGAAGTTTGTAATATTCTCCAATAAGGCGCAGTTGCTGATGGATCTAAATCATAATAAAGCCAAGTTCCAGAAACCCAATTTGTTGCACCAGGCGAATAAATTGTTGTCCAGTTAGTGTTATTTTGTGAATACTGCAACACAACAGTGACAGAACCTGTAACTGCAGGAAGAATTCCAATGGTTCCCATATAAACACCGTTACCGGTGCCCATGTTAATCCCAATTGAGCTAGTATTATTAGTACACTGACAAATATTTGTGTACTGACCATCAAAAGCATATGAACCATTACCTGTAGTACTATAGCCACCTGTAGTATTTTGGGTAACCGTTCTATAGTTAGCATTTAATACGTCATTCATGCCGACAGGCAAATAATTAATGTATTGATCAGGAATTAACCCATACACTACTTTTTGAATGCACCAGTATTGAATACCACGATTAACTAAATTAGAAAGCAAATAATATAAAGCTTGTTTAGAAGCTTGTATTTGCTCTACAGTTAATTCTTCGGCTAATTTTCCACAGCGTCTAGCACCACTGTCAATCATATTCTGGACAGTGATTACTGTTGTACCAACTGTTCCGCTAGTGCTCATGGATTACCAACCTTTTATGTCATACTTTTTAGCTTGACCACCAGTTTTGCAATGCCAATTCTTTAACGAAGCAGCTTTTCTAGTAGGCCTACCTTTTTCATCTTTCATCGGACCAGGCATGCCACTCATTCGAGCACAGAATGAATCATGTCTAGAACCTTTGGCTTGTGGCGCTTTTAAATGACTACCGGTCTCTCGATTAACTTTATCTCGACCTTTTTGAGTCAGTCCTGCACCTTCGTCTGTAGGTCTTTTCTCGCCTTTTTTGATTGATAACTTAACATCACCGCCTTCTTTTTTAGACTGTGAATGCTTAAGATCATAATCAGTTGGTGCGCCTTTACTTCCAGGCTTCCTCATATGCTCACCAGAACCATGCTTGATACGTTCTTGTTTAGCATGAATATTAGCCCATAAGCCTGGAAGTTTGCCACCTTCTTTCATATAGCCCATTTTATTGCGAACTTCTGTGGGTAACTTAGACAATCCTTTTTTGTCTTTAGTCACTTCTTTTAAGTGACCGCCATCTTTTTTACCTACAGATCTTTTAGTAGAGTATGCAATAGCAACTGCTTGTTTAACAGGCTTACCTGCTTTAACTTCAGCTGCTACATTCTTACTAAATGCTTCTTTAGACTTAGACTTGATTAATGGCATACAACACCTTTAAGCTTGTGATTCTTGCCAAGATAAACGAGCAAATGCTGTACCATTTGAACCTACCTGGCTAACCGTGACATATAAAATATCTGGGCCATCAGGGTATGTTCCTGCTTGACTTGTTGGTACTGTATTTGATAAACCACCACCAAGTGCTGCATTACCAAACGGAGCAACTGAAGTTAAGTCTAAAGTTGTTTGGCCGGCAGTATTTGTAAAGAATGCCGCAATAGACTCACCACCTGTAATAGTAGTTGCAGTATTTGTGTTTGTCGCCACTTGCACAATTGAAGTTGTGTTAGTGTTGTTTTGCGTTGGCGATGCAAATGAAGTAAACCCGCTTGTACCACCAATAACACCGTTCAAGATAAACTGAACCAGGTAATTTGTGGTTGTTAACATAGCAATTTCACGCATTTGCAATTGCAAACGGTTGATAATTTCTTTAACACCTAGTGTTCCAACAGTTCCGTTATCGACAGATGGCGCAACACGGATTGCCATAATAGGCACAGCAGTTGCACTAGATGTAGATACAGCTGATGTCATACCATAGTTATAAATAGCGGATACGTCTTGCGTAAAGCCACCATCCATCACAACAGATGAGCCCCAGTGTGACAACTGAGCGGCTGTATCAGGCGATGCATACTCAACTGCAATCGGAGCAGTTGCTGAGTATGTAAATGCTGTTGCAGCAGCCCCACCTGTTGTACCACGAGTTAGTCCAGTTAAACTTGTAGAAGTTAATCCTGTATAAGTAAAGTACTCAATTACTCCAGCTGTACCATTACCAATAATACGAGCTGTACCACCGGCAGGATTAAACCCTACTGTACTTAACACATTAATACTTGTGTCAGTAGTTCCAATACTTGATGTAATTGTTGTTAATGGCAATACAGTATTTTGCTCATAGTGCGATGGCAAATTGCCTGAACGCATATAAGCTTGATACTGTACGTTGTTGTTTTGGAACCCATACACATAAATGATTTGACCATTTGTAGCACGGAAACCAAACCTTGCCACACCTGCACCATACCAAGAGTAGTCCATGTAGAACATTTGTACTTTAGTAAGATCTAGGTTATAGCCTGATGGATTAGATGCAGAGTTTGAACCGTCGCAAACATCCCACCATTGTGACTGAGGAATTTTTACTTCAACAACTCTAGAAACTAATGCATTTGCAATAGTTGAACCACGATACTCAGGTGTTATATACAACTGTGTATCGCTTGTAATAGTTGTTACACGGTGCGTTTGACCACGAATCACAATGTAATCACCAACAACCAGTTGAGTTGTAAACTGTGTATTTGCGCCTGTTACTAAAGAACTATTTTGTGTGGCTGTAACTGTTCCAGTAATTTGGTTTACACTGTTTCTTAATACAACATACAATGTTTGACCATCAAATTGGAAAAAGATACCATTTTGACTATCAAAGAAACCAATCTTATTGCTTGAACCATACCAAGAGTATGGGCTTACGTGAGGAATAGATGGTACTGTTGATGTTGCAGTAGTTGCACTTGGTGTAGATAATGCTGTATATGTGAATGTTAAAGCAGTAGGTACAGTAGCAATCTTAAAAATACCGTTGTATGCTGTTTGATCAAAACCTAATACTTGAACATACGTACCTACTGTTAAGTTATGTGGTACTTTACTTGTAACTGTAACTGTTGTTCCAGATGAAGTTAATGTTGTAAATGCAATCTGCGGCTTAAGAATTGTTCCTGTTGAGAACTGAATACCTTTACCTGATTGATAACGGAAATAACGTCTTGTCTGGCGAAATAACTGTTGGTTTGGTACAGAAGCACCTGCTGTAAAGTTTACAGAACCATCATAAGCGTGTGTGTCTACCCATCCAGAAGGACGAGAATACAAGTTTGTTTGACCCGCTGTGTTAGCAATTGTTGTTGATGGTGTGCCATTGACGTTTGTAAACGTAAATGTTGTAGCAGTTGGAGTTGTTGCTACTGTTTGTGAACCATTGATCTGAGTTGCTGTAGAAGGACCAGTTGTTCCAGTAATGAAAATTGCTGAATTTGCTGATAATCCGTGTGGGAAAGATGTGGTTACAGTAACTGTAGAACCACTAAATGTAAAAGCTGTTGTACCAGTTAAAGCAATACCGCAATTTGAGTAGGTATAGCCTTGGTAGCAATATGTTGTTGTAGCAGAATAGTTATTAACTGTAGTAACTGGGTTGGCTACTTGAACAGTAATTGATGTACCTGCGCTTACGCCTGCAACCACATACGCCCAACCCTGAGCATTTGGGTCAATAGTATCTTCAATAAAGAATGGTGTACCAGTTGCAATTGTCACGTTTGATGAAAACGTAACTACTAATTGATATGTATTTGATTGATTACCAGTAATAGCTGAAACTGGCAAAGCCGAGTTTGGCAGGTAATACATTGATTGACGATTGTTTTGTAGAGAAACCTGTTCCCATTTGGTAGGTTGTTGACCATACTCAAAATCGGTATCAATTAAAGATTGTGGAGTTGATACTCTGATTTTGTCCACAGCATCATAAGCGCCAGAGCGTTGTGCCTGCTGAAGACGTAATTGATTGTCAGTGTTTGACGTTGGGCCTGTATAAACCGATAATTGAGACATTTATATGTTCCTTAAAAAGTGAGGGCCGAAGCCCTCAACTCTTAATAATTGCACTTACCGCCGGCTTTTTTGTGCGTAGACACTTTAGTCGTGTGGTGACCAACATGCCCACCCTTCTTCATAGGATAACCATCTATCTTATCATGCCCGTGATGATGCTTAGCCACATGCTTGTGCATATGAGCATGCCCATGATCACCATGGCCATGAGTTGTGTGATGCTCAACATGTCCGCCATGAGCATGGTGCTTAACATGACCACCTTTTTTATATCCAGCAGGTGACTGATGAATTTCACCAGTTCCAGCCTTCTTGGTAGGCATCTTTTGACCATCTTTCATGTCGTTCACATAGCGGCTTGCTACACTATCAGACACTGTACCACCTTTAGCATAGTGATGCTTTTTAGAGTGGCCACCGTGCTTATAACCTACACCTTCAACACCACCAGATTTTGTGCTTAAAGACTTAGTTTGTTTAGCCTCAACTACTTTATCTTTTACATCAATCATAGGGTGAAGTGTTCCACCTTTAGCCATATGATGTTTAGCATGACCACCTTTTTTAAGCTGTGCACCACCGCGAGTAACTGCTGGCATAGTTCCTCCTTCAGCCATGTGATGTTTCTTAGTATGGCCTCCGTGCTTGTATCCGGGACCTTCGATTGCACCTGTTGATGCTTTCTTATGTGCCTTACCTTCTGCTAAGAGACCACCCGGTGTAGGATCGTACATGCCACCATGCTTCATGTGCTTTTTAGCATGCCCTCCTTTTTTCAGACCATGATGTGCTTTAGAAGCCTTCTCATGCTCATGATGCTTAAGCTCTTTCTCGATCTTGTGCATCTCTTTCATTTCTGCTTTATGCTCTTTAGGTGACTCAACTTCACCACCTTTTTTGCGCATTAACATAGGCTGACGAGCTGCCATAGCAGGACGGCGTGCCATTACAGGTACACCACCCATTGCCATGTGCTTTTTGTGGTGAGCATGCCCACCTTTTTTCATACCATCATGTACTTCATCTACTGAAGGCTCAGTGGTCTTCTCTTTAGGTTCACGAGCAAATTTTGTCGCCATAATTTTCTCCTAATTAGGCTTGTGTAATACCAAGTAAGCCAGTTGCAGTAGCATTCGGACCTACTTGGATGGCTGTCATACCCATCGTTAAGACCAAACGAGCTAAACCATTCAATGTACCACCAGGTGCATATGTTCCACGAACATCAGGAGTTACAGAAGTGGATGTGAACTGAGGAACAATAGAAGCAGCTGATGCTGTGTATGAACCAGTTGAAGTAATAAATGTTCCTGCCAAATAGTTAGCTTGGCTTGAAGATAACTTACCTGTTGTACCACTAACTTTTGTCCACCAGTAGTTTGTTGATACTGATAAACCACCAGGAGGTGTACCGGTAACTTGAACGATTGTTCCACTTTCTGGTGCATAACCCACTGTTAGCACACCAGGAGTTGCAATTGTCCAACCTGTTACGGCTTGTGTTGCATAGTTAGTTGTGTTGCTATAGTAACCAAGCAATAAAGTACCAGAATCATTTGATAATGAACCAGAAAAACGATTGCTTAGAATATATGCAAAGTCACTAATACGAGCAGGTAACCCAAGAATATTTGTAGTATCTACAGAAACAGCTACTGTAGTTGCTGCTGAGAATGCTATTGAATAAACTTGGAAAAATGCTTTACGACCATTTGTCGTTGTAGATTGAACAGTACCTGTTTGAATGATCTCGGTCATCGCATTACCGTAGTAATCGTAACCTGTTACTGTTACAACGGAGTTAGTAGGGCTACCTGATGCAGTAGTTACTGATACTGCTCTAGGATAATCAAACTGAATAACAGTTGTACCATCTGTACGAATCACTTGAGTTGTTCCAGCTGCGGCAGATGCTGCTGCTAACTGTGAACCACTATAAGTAGTTGCTGTCGTAGGCGTTTTTGCGGCTAGTACAGCTGCTGTTGTAGCAACTGCAGGCGTTGTATCATATAGATACACACGACCCATTGGACCAAAGCCCAATGACATAGGTGAAGGATTTCCTAAATTGCTCGTTGTATTTGTACCAACGAAAGACTGTGCAGACCCTAGGAAGAGGTCATCTGAAAATTGAGGCATGTTGTCTGCTCCATGAAAAGTATGACAAATTTAAAAATGGGGCCAAGATCACTTGGCCCCGTCTGATTATGCTCCGGGTGTACCGAATAAGCAACGTGGATCAGTCCAGTTAGGAATGTAACGCTCTGTAGCCTTATAGCGCATGCTATCGGTTTCAAAATCGCCTTCCATTGTCTTTTCCAACATACGACGCATCATAAGCTTCAAGCCTTCTGGTGCATCTGTCTGTACCCACCAGTTAGTAGCTGATGTCAAACGGCTAATTACTGAAGCTCCTTCGGGCAACAAACCAATTGACTTAATTGGGTTGATGTCGTTGTTAGCTGTACCAGTACGTAGGACTGACTTCAACAATACTTCGGCTTGGAATACATTGCCAGGCGCAACAACCAGCTTAAGAGGTTGGAGACGGATTTTCTTACCATTGTTGTCAACGGCTTGACGAATCTGAATCAACATCTGCTCAAGTGATGTTTGACTTAGAGCAGCAGCTGTTGAAAGCTGATTGCTAAAAGATCCAACAGCAATTGGGTGAGCTGTGTTAATGAGTGACACGCCGTCACCACCTGTGTATGAACTATTAAACGCACGGTTCAGAATATTAGCACATAGCAATTCTTTGGTTTCCACCAATGATTGTGCCAAATGCTTAGCATATACTTGACCGATACGAATATGATCGCCATCTTCAACCAATACTTTGGTCAGTGCAAAAGCAAGACCGAAGACTTGGTAAACATAGCGTTGTAAGAACAATACACCACCTTGTTGATAGGTAACAGGGGAACCGTCAGGTAACTGAGGTGCCGCACCGAAACCATATAACACGGGCTCTTCGTGGTAATTACGTGGAATACCTTGTTGTTCACGGAAAACGGTTGACCATTCATCGGAACGTTGATCATAGACTCCATCAAAAGCTTCATTGAGAATTGGCTCAACAATACTTCTAAAGTCCGTACTTCGCATTGGGGCTGCCATTTGTCAGTCTCCTTTATTAAGCAATAGCGGTGTAAGCACCGTAGAATTGCGTATTAACTAATTGGACACGAACAATAGTGTAAGCATCCCCCCAAGCGTTGTCAGCATATGGTGCTAGATCAACAACTCGCATTTGGCCTTGTGAACCATTTCCAGCAGCTGTTGCTGAACCAAGGGTTGCTTGTGACAAACCTGTAGTTGTTGAACCTGCTGTAATATTAGTAAAGAAATATTCATTACCAATTGTGGTTTGTGCCATTGAACCATCGGCTTGAATTTCATAAACGATGTTTAAATCATTATAGAAATAAGCAATGATGTTAGTGGCAGTTGTACTGGCTGGCCAATAGTTAGATACACGACGACGCCCAGTAGTATCAGTAAACTCAACACCTTGGAAAGAACCTGTAACAGTTCCTGTCACTAGTGCAGGTATGATAGTACCTAACGTGCCACCGTTTGCGGTTGTACCGTAAACTACAGGCTGACCCTTAAGAATATTCGAAGAATATCCTGAGGTGATACCATTTGTTAGCGCCTGAGCACGTTCCAAACCTGTTGGAAAGTAAGAAGGACGCAAGCCAAATGGTGCAGACGTTGCAGACATATAAGCTCCTTTAGCCCTATGAGAACATAGGTACTTTAATTGATTGATCGAAGTTCATACCTGTACCTTCAATCTGAACCAACGGCTTGCCATGGCTATCACGTGCACTTTGTTGTAACTGATCTTGTTGAACTTTAATCTTTTCTTGCTCATCAAGCGGTGCATAGTGGTGCATTTCCTCCATGTACTCTTGATAAACATCTAATGGGATTTTAAATAACAACATCTCATTACATGCAACGAAACCGGCATGCTCTCCTGATTTCACTACTAAATGCTCAAAGCCTTTAACTTCTTCGGCTTTTACTGCGGTATAACCCAGTCGCATACGCTTGTGAATAGGATCATATTGATTGTTTGAAGATAACCAGCATGAGTGGAAACCTGGTATTGGAGGTGGTGAAGGCAAAGCCTCTTGTACCCACTCCGAGCGGAATGTCCTACGACGCTCCTGTGATGAGACAAATTTTTCTTCTGGCGCTTCACGTTGTGCATCATCTAGAGCACGACTTTCGCGGCCAGCGCGATTATTTCTTTTGATACGTTCATCCATTATTGACCCCTTTGTTTGTTTTGACGATCCCATTCAGCATATTTCTGAACAGCTTTCTGACGAAGTTTTGGGTTATCCCATAATCCTGCTTCTTTCATTGCCGCAACTCGATCAGGACTAATCCTCATCTCATTAGGCTTTAAATTAGCAGTTGATTCTCTTCCTGAACTTGTCATCACAGATCGAGGCCTTGGTTTATCACGTACATTAGGGTCATTATATACACGATTTGTTTTGTGCGGCATATATTTTTCTAGACGATCATCTAGCTCATCCCAATAGTCTTCTGATGCAGGATCATAGCCTTCATCGGTTAACTTTTTGTCAATTCGCTGAGTAATCTCTGAGTCTAGATCTTTACCGTTGGGGTCATACCATGGATTCCGCTCCATCCAGTCAGCTACGCGCTTCTGAACCATAGGATCCGGTATTTGTAAATTCTGGTCAGAGTGTGTCTGAGGTCTAGTGGCTTGCTTCTTCACATTTTGAAGCGATTCTAGCTGTCTTTGAGCTTCGAACCACATCTCTTGTGCTTTAGTTACACCAGCACCATCTCTAGATGACACAGCCTCTTGCATCTTCATCTTTGCATACTCGACTTGAACTCCGGCATCCTCGATTGCCTTGTCAACCCTAGCAAGCTCAGCGCCTGAAGTCTTCTTCTCAATAATAGCCAATCTCTCGGCTAATTGTTGGTTCTGTTTCTTCAGTGCATTGATCAGATGGTTAGATTCTTTAGCTTTTTCACGGTGAAGTTGCTTTTTAAGCCTTCTCTCCTCCCGTCTGGCTTCCCTGATTTGTTCTCTATCAGGATCATCATCGCCTACTCTATTTTGGGTTTCAGCCTCATCAGAATGGTCATTTTGGCCCTCTGCGGGTTCATTTTGGTCATCTGATGTGGGTGGAACCTCATTTTCAGGTAGCTGCACAATGGCAGAGCCATCTTGCACCTCCTCAATTTGCATTTCTGCCTTGTCTGTCGGGTTCATACTAGTTTCCTTTCAAAACTTAAATAAACGCTTTAATATCGCGTGGGTCACCGGTCACTTTACCGATCAATTCGTGGTCATTAAAGAATGTAAATAGACACTTACCGTTTGCGCCTTTTTCATCTACAAAGTCTATTTCCCATCTATCACCACCCCACTTAGGTACACGCACAAACTCACCAACTTGTGCCCATGCGCCTTCTGGCCATGGCTCCATTGATTCACGCTTCCTAAAAGCAAGTGGCCCAATTGCAATGACTTTACCTATCATTGTGTTCCACTTCTCAGTTTCTTGTGTTTCTTCAGGTATAAAAATACCAGACGATGTTACTTTTTGTTTAACAGCACGCAACTGAACTAACACACGAGCACCATAAGGCGCCATTAAAGGATCTACTATCGGAAACGCTTCTTCAAGCGTCTGTTCAACGTCATTCGACATCTTTTTCTTCCTCTTCTAAAGTTTTATTAATAAAATCCAAGACTTCTAACAAGCCTAAGTTTTGACCGACCAAGCGCTGGTAACTTTCAAAGTTCACACAATTACCATTTACCATTCCCTCGGAAATTTCTTGCCGACGTCGCTGTATCATGTCAATTAGAGCGTTGATTCTCATCTTGCTCCTTCCACTCTTCAAGGACCTGCAACAAATGCTTACGGAAGTTATTCCGCATTACAAGTTCACCGGGCTGATACATGTTAATGAATCTTTGCAGTGCTGTCATAGGCCCATTGATTTCGCCTGTTGCTTCAGGCAAAACTTCTGGTAATAACGACTTGGATACTGGAGTCTTTCCATATATCTCATCCGTCATTGGTGCATCTCTACCCTCTCTGACTCTTTCTACGAGCTCAGCGGCGGCCTCTTTCGAAAGCTCTCTAGCTTTCTCACCGATGTAAAGTGCTGCGTCTTCCATTATCTACCTCTACCTGCGGCTTTACGCATCGGTGCAATCACAATTGCAACTCCACCTTTAGCATGTCCGCCTTTTTTCATTGTGGCGATCTTGCCTGTTGGCTTTGGTAAAGGACGTTTTTGTGAACTATCATTAATCAATGTGTGTGACTCTTTCTCAGAGTATGCACCAATCTTATTTACATTAGGCTGTTGTGTAATCTCGGCAGGACCTTTTACACCACCACCTTTTGCATAGTGATGCTTCTTAGCAACACCGCCTTTTTTCAAATGGTTGGCTTCTTGCTCACCACCCATTGCTATCCTCTTGTGCATGTTAATCAACTCACTCATTTGTATCTCCTAAGTTAGATTGAGCTTGGTTTTGCGCATCTAAAACAGTCCTAAACTGTTCATGTTGCAATTGCGCAGAGTCTCTAGTAAGCTCCGCGGACTTAATTCTCTCGGCTGTCAAATTGTTCTCAGTGTTCTTCACTAAGTCAGCTTGCAACTTCTTATCGGCTTCTTGTGCTTTTTGCTGCATTGCAGCTGATTCTAACTGAATCTCAGCTTGATCTTTCTGTGCACGTCTCTGTGTCTCAGCCATTGATGTCTGTGTAAGAGCCTGAACTTGTGCCATTACATTCGGATCAACAGGTGGTTGTGGTTGCTGTTGTTGCATCTTCTGCAACATACCCATCATTTGCTGTATAGTCTTAGCAACCGGCTGCAATTGTTCATGGCTATCTTTATGCACATGCTCTAATGAAGCAGCCAACAATTTTTGAGCTTCTTGAATAATTGGCTCAACTTTCAACACATTAAATGGCCTATTTAGTGCAGCGCTTGTGTAAGCATCGGCATGGTTCAAATACCATAAAGTCAAGTGCTGCTTCATATGCTCTAAGAAATTAGGTATGAAAGTAGGTGCAACGATTGGATTAGAACCAAAGATTGGGTCAACAGCATATTGCGAGTGAGCTACCATATGAGCTATATGGTCTTGTCCTGGGAATGCCCCTACGGGTTTTCCTAGTGTCATCGACACATTCTCTAAGGCAGGGTTCATATCCTTCACAGCTTGAGGATCAGGCAACACTTCATTAATCTCAGGAAGCTTAATCTGCTTAAGAATCCGCTTCTCAACTGCTAACCTATTGTACAAGTCAGGGTTGGCGGCGGCTCTTGCTGCTAATGTCTGAATCTGTGCATACCGCTGTGTCTCAGCAAAGATATGTGGGTCAGAGACTGGAATAACATCGGAGTTAGTATTAAAGTCCTCTTTACTGATCTTCAGATCCGCAACTACATCGCCTTTACGTTGCTCATCCAAATACCACTTGTTCAATCTAGCTAGAATCTTTAAGACTCTACGCTGACTATCATGAAGCCTTGCATGAATTGAACTAAATACTGCCGCACCTTGCTCAATTAATGCCTGTGTAGTTCCAACAGGTGCTTGTGAATTAACATCGGCAATCTTCTCTTCGGATGTAGTCACAACGCCTTTAGCTGCATCAGTCAACCAACCTAGCAACTGGAACAGAACAGGAGATGGCTGATTAAATGGAACAGGCATTGCAATCTTGCGAATATCATCAACACCTGGTGCACCTTCAATCTCAGCTACTTGCGTAGGCTCGATGACTGTTGACTGTCCACTGACCTTTGCTCCTTTGAGTTTGAGCATAGTAGGAGCAGTATTGATATGAGCACTATCAAGCAAAGCCCTAAGAGCACCAGTAAGAGCGGCACTAAGACCACCAATAAGGTGTGGAAACCCGATTGCATACGCCCCTCTCCAAGGTATAAATTTCCACTCAATAATCCAATCAAGCTTGGTCATTGTCTCATCGCCATTTTCCCAGTTGCGATACAAGCCAACTACAGCTCTTTCATTCTCATCGATCATTAAAATGTAAGGTGCACGTTCACCTTTGGAAAACTCATCTTCCTCTTCATTTAACCAAGTCTGTACGTGATACACTCGTCTTATACCGTCAATGTTCTCACCACTATCTTTCTTACCCTCAATCTTAGCATTGGCTTTCTCTGACTTAGACTGATCAGGCTCCATCGGCACACGATAAACTTCAAGGTCTATGTACAAGCCATTTCTAACTCTGATGTCATACTCTTCCTGCGTAATGTCTTGTACTTCAGTAACTCTGGATGCTGTATAAAAGTTACCTGCAGCGAATGGCAAATAAATATTGTCAATCGGTACAAACTCAGTACAAGGACGTTTCTTACCGTCGTCATACCACATCTTTAAGTACTGTGAACCACCTAATGGCAGTTGTGTGAACATCTGTTCTTGCTCATCACGATACTCTTCAATCTGCTCAGTCAACTGCCAATTCATATAGTCGCGTTTGCGATCGGCTTTGTCAGTCTTCTCTTCAGTTACTTCGCCAATAATCTTAGTTCTAACCGGACCATCTGGTGGAAACAACTCTTTAATTGCACGAGCTGCAAAATCCACACAAGCCTCGGCCATAACAGGATGCACCACTTTAGATGCACCCATAAACTGTGCACCACCTGGTGCATCATGACCTAAGCCAGTACGGCGAATGCCATCCTCATACTGCTTGTCACGATCCTCACGAGCATCTTTATCTTTCTCAATCAGCTCTAAATACTTAGTAGCTAACTTGTCAAGGTCCCATGAATCAAGAATATCGGCTAAGTTCTCATAAAAGTCAGGGGCTTCTTCAGGCCCCTTAAGACTATCATCATGCAACTTGACAATTGCCGAGCCATCTTCAAGCTCCTCAACATCATCTTGATCGCTTAAAAGCTCAACAATAGATTCATCTGGTTCTACCTCATCATTAACGATTGGGTCAATATGACGGTTATAGTCTTGTGGAATCGGCATCTCTGTAGCCATTATTTACCTTTCATGAGCGCAAAGCGCATTTGATCTACTGTCTTTGCGAATTTTATATGGCC